CTCTAATGTCTATGTGGGTAAAAGTGTCATACTTGCCCAAGCCACCACATTTTATAAAACCTCCTTGTTGTAGTTTATCAATGGCGTTTGCAACCTGGTCTGGTGTTAGGTTTTTTACAACTATGTCAGCAGCCTTACCAAGTAGGTGTTGAGATTTTAATGTACCTCCATTAATACCATTCCAAGCTTCACACCTATAAGCACTATTTATTTTTATCGGCTCTTGTAATTCATCTCTAACAATTTGTAGATTTTCTGCAAGTTCTTTGATGTTTCTATATACATCATCTGAAAGCCTACAATAACAACCATCAAGATTGCCTTTACACTTAAACTCACTTAGCTTAAAGTTCTTTGTCAGCTTCATTCTTTTTCTTGTAAGTTGCGTATATCTTTTGAAATGTATAAACAATAGAAGCCAAAAGAAGTATAATCTTTAAACCATCTTCAACAGCAGTAAAACTAACCCCTAAAGTAATTATGTTAAATGTGTACAATCTCAAATCATCTAAACTCATAGCATTAAACCTTTCAAAAAAGCGTTCCACTTAGCTATAAAGTAAAACTGCAACATTTCTATTTTGTCTGCTAAGTATCTTAATCCTTTTACCATTACATTTTATTTGTTTGATAGTCCACACCATAAAAGCTGTGTACTCCGTTTCCATCTATATTACCTACTGCGTTAGACTTCCATCCGTAAGGGTGTTCTTCTAAGCCTACCCACATAACATCTAAGTGATATTTTTTGCTTACTATTGGTGCTTTAGTTTCTTCGCCTTCTTCGTCATATTCGCCTCGCTCTAAAATAATATGTCCTAATTTTACAACGGCGTGTTTATGTGTTGGGTACTCGTTACCCTCTTCATCTGTGTCTACTCCTAAACCTTTTATTTTAGCTTCAGCAGCCTTTTGGTTTTTAAATTCGTATTTTCCTATCTTCATAATTTATGTTGTTAAACAAGTTAATTCTAAGTCTGTTAATGCTTCTTTATATATTGCAACGCATTTAACTTTCCCAAAAAATTGGTTTCTGCCGTTGTGACCGTTGTTAAATTGTAAAGTTTGCAATGTTGGAATGGTCGAACTTGTATCGGTTGCTACTTCAACGCCGTTTATGAACAAGCTAATATCATTAAGTTTGTATTTTAAAGCTATTTTATTATAAGCCGTCACGTCTGTAACTGTTTGGAATGACAAAAAATTTGGGAATGTGCTTCCATTGTTTATTGTACATAAAATTTGATTTGCTGAAAATCCAAAACCAATGACAATTCGTCTTAATGTATTATTGTCGGACAAAGAAATATTTCCAACCCCTGGAAGTGAACTAAAACCTGCGATTTCGGCATATATAACGCCTTCGCCACTTCCGCCGCCACTTATTAAACTACTTGAACCAGAATTGGTAGCTAATTCTTCGTTACGTGTTACGGTGCTTCCGCTTGTTGGTATGTATGAAGTTGGGAATGTGCTATCTTCTATTTGCGCACCATAATAATAAGCAAAATTACCACTTACAGATGTTTGACCTCCTAATGAATTAGGTAGATACATATAGAAAAATCCACTTTTATCAGCATCACTACTTATATCTTTGCTAATTGACAATCTATACCAATCATTTCCGTAATTTTCAATTTTACCATCAGTTTGTGCGGTTTCACTGTCTAAATCAAATCCAACAACAATAGATTGAGTAAAAAAAGCTGACCTTAGTGTTACATATCTTGAATTACCTTTTTTAACAAAAATTGAATAAGAATAAGCGTCACTAAAAGTCATTTCTGATTGGCTTCTTAAAGAACCACTACCAGTCATTTCTAACTTTGATGCGTTTAATGTTCCATCTGGCGAATTAATTTGGTTAGCAGTTGCGGTTAAGTCTGATAACAACCACGCTGAACTATTAAAATCTTCACTGTGTGTAAGTTTGTTTGTAGATTGTGGCTCTAAAAGAATTTGACCAGTTCCACCAGTATAATCTATTCTTGGTAAGTTAGCTGCAACGCTTTCAACATTTCCGCTTGAGTTTATTCTTGTAGCGGTTGTCGAGCGTGTGAAGTCAAAATCTCCAGTTGCGGTGTTAGGTTTTATGCAATGTAAATCTCCACTGCTATAAGCCGTCGGCGTCAAAATTATACTTGCTTTGTTTAATAAATTACTCATTATTCACAGTTTTCTAAAAGGGTTAATATTGCAGTAGTTCCAGTAGAGTTTTCAAAATTAGTTGCTCTGGCTTGTAAGGCTGTAAGTAAGCCTGGTATGTCACTTGGAAAAGCTAAGTCATAATAAATACCACCCCATCCATTTTCATTTGGGTCACCCCAATTAGTTGTTTCATAAATTTTTCCGTAACTCATAATTATGTTGTTAATTCTTTTAATTCTGCGTTTGTCAGTTCCGTATCGTACAATCTAAATTCTTTAATAGGATTTCTTTTACCATTATCAGACGACAACCTTAAAGCACCTAAAAGAACATCGCCAAAATCCCAAGTAACAATGTCAGAGGTTGTTACAGATACAGTAGTTAAACCATCAAAAGAGTATTTAAAGTTTGTTTCATTTTGAAAACACACAGCAAACTTAAAAGGTTTTCCAACCGCTAAAGTGTGCGATATTGTTTCTTCATCATTCGTGTCACTATCTCGCCTTATAATTTTTACAAAACTTGTACTTCTAAGGTTTACAGCTAAGTAATAATTTCCTACTGCATCAACATCTTTCAATAAAGAAAAAGCATAACTACTTGTAGATAATTCATTAGGTATAACTTCTCCGTAAACTGTAATAGGGTAGCTTGATGGCATAGAGGAAAAATCAGCAATTTTACAAGTTTCTGCGTTTCTTGTTACTGCTGCGTCTGCTGGGGTTTCTATGTAGCTTGTGCTTCCTACACCTTCTTCAACTTGACATCCCCATAAATAAACAAAAGCACTTGTAGAAGTGTCTGAAACATCTATTTGACCAGTTGTACCTCGTGGACTAAATAAACTTGTAATAGTAGCAGCAGCGTCTGTATTGTAAACAACAGAAAGCCTATACCAGCCATCCCCATAGTTTTCTACTTTAGAACTCGCTACTGTAAAATCTGCACCAGCTACACTTGTTGTTAAAGTTGTATTGCTAAATTGAAAAATAGCATCCGCTCTATTTGGGTAAGTACCTTGTATTCTAAAGGCAAAAAAATCGCCCTCGCCTTGTTTGACAAAAACAGAAGTACAAGCGTCTAACTCTGCAGAAGATGACTTGCTTGATGCGTCTGAAAGGAAATTGTTTGCATCAACTGTTGAGCCTCTTTTTATTTTATCTGCTGTCAGTTCTCCAGTTGGTGCAGTAACTTGGTTTGCAGTTACTGTTATGTCTGCTTGTTTTGTCCAAGCTGCATTATCAAACTGTTCAGACCTTACTTGTCTATTTGTTTTTTCTGGCTCTATAAGTAAACTTGGGCAATCGCTATTTAACCAATTAAGTCTTGGTACAGTTGTAGCAACAGCTTCTATAAGTCCATCCTTACGCACTCTTGTAGCTTCGCCAGTCCTTACAAAAGTAAAATCTCCAGTACCATCGCTTGGCAATACAGAATAAACCTCTGTGGTTCTATATCCGCTTGGTATTAATGCTAAAGTAGGCTTACTCATTCTTTTTATTTTTTATCTCTTGCTTTTTTAAAGTTTCAAGAATATATTTTTTTAGTTTACTAAGGTTTGTTTGTTTTACCTTGTATCTCATAGTACCCAGCCTTTAAAGGTTGTGTCTGTGTCTGGATCAATGTCAGAATTACTATTTGTGTTGTACTCTGGAAACAAGTTATCGTTAAAACTTAAATAATCTACCAATCTTGTAGAATAGTAGTTAGCATATTCTCTCGCCTTAGACACCAAATAATCTACTTCGTTTTTATCTACGTTCTGCGCTGTTTCGCTTGAGTGCTTAAACACACCACCATTTTTAATTTGATATGCAGCAAAAGGTATGTAGTTCATTTGTGCAAACCATATTAAAGTAGGTTGTACATAAGTGTTTACTAAACTTAAATAATTACCAGCTAAAGAACCAGCAACAATATCAGCACTTATCTTATTGTAAAGGTCTGAGCCTAACAAATTCTGGATGTCGATTTGTTGTGCGACCTTAATAAATTGTATAAACTTATCTGTGTCTACATTACCATCAATGATAGAGTTTTTAACTAAGTCCGTTCTGTTTATAAATAGTGCTGTTGCCATTAGTTCTTAAATCCTATTTTGTTCCAATATTCAGCGGTATAACCTTTATACTTCATATCCTTTGGTGCTACTGGTACTTTTTGAGCGTTAGCCTCTGGTCTAAAACCTCTTGACCTTGCTTGTGATGTTGTTATCTCAGTTCCTAAGCCTTTATCTGTCTTAAACCTTTGGTAAGTTTTTCTTATCCATTTGTGTTGGCATCTTGCACCGCCCTTGTATAGCCATATTGAGTAAGTATCGCTTCCACCTTTACCAAAACCAGCATTAACCACCTTTGTGTCCATTAAGATAATATCTTCTTTGCGGTAAACCTTTTTAGCATCTACCATCTTTTTACAAAATGGTCTTGAGTTTGCACTGTATTTTTGTGGCGAATACATATACCTTACTAAAAACTCGATGTCAAGTTCTCTTGATTGCTTACTTGTTCCATCTTGTTCGCTTTCTCTATAAGGCTTTGCGCTACCAGTACTTACAAACTCCCATATTTTAGCAAGTGTGCTTTTTTCTTTAGGTTTGTTTAAGTCCGTAATAACCTCGTCTAAGCCATCTTCTTCGTCATAGTTTACTTCGCGCTCATCCATTACGTCAAAGTCGCTTAAAAGGTCTGCTTCGTCCTCTCCTAAGTCTATTAAGGCATCTGCTATGTCGCTGCCTAATTCCTTTGGTAAGTCTTTGGCTAATTTTACGCCAGTTTCTTCTTCTCTTGTTTCTTCGTCCTCTACGTTTTCAAGGTCTGTAAACTCAAGCGGCTGTAAGGTCTTAAAGTATAGTTTTAAAGAGATATTGTTAAAAGTTAATATACTA